ACTTCTTTATCAGAATACTTGCGGGAAGTCTTTTCAAACCAGTACTTATCCTTCCTCTTGTTAAAGGAAGTCACACTGGCACGGGTCTTCGCACCGTACTTAAAGAAGTCGTATTTTGGATTTGTGAAATGATTTTTTAGTGACAAATAATGTTGATAAGTTTCAAAGGGTGTCACGATCATAAAGGCAATTTCGCTCTTGAAGTTCTCTTCATAAAATTGAGTCTTGTAGCATCCCACTTCAGTTTTTCTTTCAGTGGTTTAGATACAAGTTTTGTTACTGATTCTACTTCAAGTTCATTGATCTCGCAATAGTGAACAATTGCATCAATGTAATTGATTTTTTCTTCAGCAACAATCTTCTCAATTTCCAATGCAAATTTGGAAGGTGTCAAGAATTTACTTTCTATTGCTTGCTCTAGTTCTTTATTTGGTTCCATAGAGTTCCAGTTTATCTCTAACAAACTTTCCAATGTATTCTGTGAGAAGTTTGATGTACTTTGATTTGTTTCGTTCTTCATAGACGACGCATTCTCCATTTTCACAAGCCATGATGATTACAAGTTTTTTGACTGAAATGCCAGTCAGTTCGTACAGCATACAACCATATGCCATGCACTGTACAAAGTAGTGTTCAATCCACTCTCTAGGTTTTGGTTTTTTTGATGTCTTGAAGTCTATTATTGCTAACTCGCCGTCATATTCAGCGATACAATCTACAGTCCCTGCTACACCTAATTGTTTACTATACAGAGACCCCTCAAGGGCGTAAATATTATTTATACGATTTAGATTTGCTTTAGAAATTTTGAAAAGAAAGTCAGAGATAGGTTGTACAGTAGGTAGATCCTCGTTTTTAAGGTGGTGTTCTACCAAAGTGTGCATATCGGTTCCACGACTTGTTGCCGCTTTAGTGATCCGATCTGCTTCCTCATTGCCGACTTTTTTTCGCCAATTGACAAAGATCTCCTTATTAAAATGACTGGTCACCGAAGTAATCGAGACCAGTCGTAGGAGTTCTTCTTCATCTGGAACTTTGTAATACCTTACACCATCAATAGTCTCCCTTTCAAGAGAAGGGAGATCAATATCAACATGATTGAACATTAAAAACCTGCTTCCATTTTTGCTAAAATGTATTCCTTGACAAGTCCTGATCGAACAATATCATCAACACCAAACTCAATTATATCAAATGATTGCATTTTACGCAAGACACTCATAAAGTCTATAATACCATTGCGCTCATTTGATTTTTGCAAGTCAGACTGAACTGCATCACCACAGAAACAAATCTTGGTATTTTCACCAACACGAGTGATAATAGAGTCTAGTTCGTGGAAGTTAAGGTTTTGGAATTCGTCAACAATGATAATAGAGTTATCAAGAGTGGTTCCACGAAGGAATGAAGTAGACCAGAACTTAATCGTTTCCTGAGACTTGAGATTGCCATAAAGCATCTCAAAGTCTGCGTCGGAAGGCATCTGGAACATATACTTCACCATATTCTTATAAGGAATCTGGTAAATGTCTGCCTTATCTTCATGGGAACCAGGCAAGAATCCAATCTCTCTGGTTGCCACAAGCGAACGTACAAGGTAAATACGCTCATAAGGTGTCCTTTCGTCCAATACATCCTGAAGGGCATTGTAGAGGGTAATAAAGGTCTTACCAGTACCAGCACACCCGTAAGCAACAATGTGCTTACCGTCGTTATAGGATTCAAATAAGCGTTTTTGATTTTCTGTAAGCGGATCAATATCAATCAGATATTCTGAATTTAGCGGTTTCTTTCGCTTCATCTGCTTTGCCGTGAGTCCAACCCCAATTGGTTGCTCTGCAGATGATCTTTTTCTTCTTGCCATTAGATTTTCTTTACAGTAGAACCAGGCATTTTTTGTGCCCTGTGAAGTACGTCATTCCAACCAGGATTTGCTTTACGAAGCTTATCCTTCCATTCTCCAACTTCTCCAGAAGAAGGACAAGTTGATGGATCTGACCAATCCCGTTGCCAATCGGGATTGTCTTTACACCACTGAGACCAGTCATGAACACTCATGCTCACTTCTTTCTGCTCTCCAGTTTCTTTATGAATAACAGGATATGTTGCCATTGTTAAGAATTCAAGATAATTTATTTAGATCCACTCCAGTGCTTCCGCAACTGTAGGGAACTGCTCTGAAAAGATCTTCTTGCACTCTTCTGCAATCTCCATATGCTCCTTCTGGGTGCCATTAGCAGAACGCAGTTGGATGTAGTGAATCCAAGAACGGCAGGAACCACTCATATAAAGACGAGTAGGAGTTGCCAGAGGAAGCACAAAACGAGCACACTCCTTTGCTACACCCATATCAAGCATTGATTGATAAAGAACCATTGCTTCATCAAAATGCTTCCTCATTTTGATCTCGAACTCCTGCTTGACGAAAGGATCAATGTCGTCAATAGAATTCTGACGATTCTTGGTATCCTGACGGCGAAGTTCTGGGACTGGGATCGTCT